CAGGACTACAAGGTAATAGTTTAGTATTATTTCAGTATGTAGAAAAACACGGTATGGAATTAAAAAAACTAATAGAAGAAAAGTCAGATAAACAAGTTTTCTTTGTATATGGTGGTGTGGCGGCTGAAGAAAGAGAGAAGATAAGATTTATAACAGAAAAATCTGAAGGTGCAATTATAGTTGCTAGTTATGGTACTTTCTCAACAGGTATTAATATTAGAAACTTACATAACATTGTTTTTGCAAGTCCTAGTAAAAGTAGAATAAGAAATTTACAATCTATTGGTCGTGGTTTAAGACTAAAAGATAATGATTCGGATGCTACTTTATATGATATAGCAGATGATTTAACGCACAATGAAAAAGAAAATTATACTCTTTCACACTTTAGAGAAAGAATAAATATATACAACGAAGAGGATTTTGAATATGAAATCCATAATGTGGAGTTAAAATAAATATGCACCAACCACAAGACTCAATAAAAATAATCAAACTAGTTAGTGGAGAAGATGTTGTAACCGTTCTTCCAACAGGTAAGAATCAGTTGCCAGATAATTCACAATTATTAAGATTAGAAAAACCTCTTTTAATTAAGTATGTGCCTCAAATGACACTTACTGGATTTAAAGATTATATCGCATTAATTAAATGGTGTTCTTATACTCCAGATAAGATAATTACTATTCCAAAAAACAAAATAATGACAATAACAAATGCGTCTGCTGAAATGACGGCTAGTTATGGTGTTATTGCGAAAAACTATGACAAGCAACCGACACCTTTAAAACAAGAAAAATATAAACAAACAAAGTTTACAGACGCTGAAAATGAAAAAATAAGTGAGATATTTGATGATTTTGATGATGACGAAGGCAACACAACTTTACACTAATTTATATAATATATTATTTACTATAGCTATATCTCTCGGCAACCCGCTACACGCTCCATTATACACAAAAAAGATAAAAAGTCAATGCTCATTTAGAGCAAAAAAAGAAACCGAAATTTCGGGATAACATTGACTTTTTTGAAGAAAGGTGTTATATTAATATTATGAGAAAAACTACAAAAAAAGAACATTATGTAAACAATAAAGAATTTTTAGCTGCAATGACTGAATATACAAAGAATGTAAATAGGGCGAAAAGAAACAAACAACCGAAACCGCCTGTTACAGATTACATTGGTAGTTGTTTTTTAAAGATAGCGAATCATCTATCTTATAGACCAAACTTTATTAATTATACTTTTAGAGATGATATGATTAGTGATGGTATAGAAAACTGCCTACAATACCTAGACAATTTTAATCCTAGAAAATCAAAAAATCCCTTTGCATATTTCACGCAAATTATATATTACGCCTTCATAAGAAGAATACAGAAAGAGAAAAAACAAGTAACTATTAAGAATAAACTTATAACAGAATCTAATTATGATGATATGACTTTGCAACCAGGTGAAGATAAAGAGTTTAAAAATCAATTTACAGAATTTCTTAAAAAGAATATGCCTGTTGAAGAACAACAGAAAATAGCAGACGATTTAGCAAAAAAGAAAAAGAAGAGGAAGAAGAAAACAAAAAGTAGTCTAAACTACTTTATGAGTTATGAAGATAGCACTACTGAATGATACACACTTTGGCTGTCGTAATGACTCACCTGCATTTATAGAATATCAAAATCGTTTTTATGATGAATTGTTTTTTCCATACATTATAGAAAACAAGATAGATACATTAATACATTTAGGTGATGTTGTTGATAGAAGAAAGTTTATTAATTTTAATACTGCCCACAATTTCCAACAAAAGTTTTGGAAAAGATTATGGGATTTAAAAATAGATACGCATATTATATTAGGTAACCACGATACCTATTATAAGAATACAAACAAAGTAAACTCTATTCAACAACTATGTACATCTTTTGATGGCATAAATGAACCTTGGATATATGATAGTCCTAAAGAAGTAGAACTAGGTGGTTGTCGTATGTTATTTTTACCTTGGATATGTGATGATAACTATGAAGAGTCAATACACGCAATAGATCACTCCGAGGCTGCTATATGTTTTGGTCATTTAGAAATAAAAGGTTTTGAAATGCACAAAGGTCATATGAATATGCACGGTTTGGATAAAGAACAATTTAAACGATTTGAAAAAGTTATGTCTGGTCACTTTCACAAAAAATCAGATGATGGTCTTATCTATTATCTAGGCACACAATATCAAATTATGTGGTCAGATCATAATTGTCCTAAAGGATTTCATATCTTTGATACAGAAACAAGAGAGTTAGAAAGAATACCTAATGATCTTGCTATATTTAAAAAGATAATATATGACGATAGAGATACAGACTATACTAACTTTGATCTATCGCCTTATGAAAATTGTTTTGTTAAATTGTTTGTATCATATAAAACAAACGAAGAAATGTATAATAAACTTGTAGAAAGATTTTACACAAACTCTAATGTACACGAATTACAAATAATAGAAGATCCAATAGACATAAAACAAACCGTAAAATCAAACATATTAGATCAAGGAGAGGATACTATGACTTTCCTAAATAACTATATTGACCAGATTGATACAGATTTAGATAGAAAAAAACTAAAAGATTTTACTAAAGAACTATATGTAGAGGCAAACGAATGATAAAAATAATAAAAGATTTTTTACCAAGACCCCTTTTTGATTATATGCAAACAATGGTTCATAATAAAGGTGGACAAGATTCTCAAGGACTACAATGGAGTTTTAATGAAAGAAACTTAAAAGAAGATGACACAACACCAGGCGCAGAAAATTTTAAGTTTGGCAAAAATTTATATATTGCACCAGGTATGCAAGACGGAAGAAATCCTGAGATTTACGATAAAGATTTAATGCCTTTATTTGGTTTATTTCAAACCTTTATGATGAGTCATATGGAAAAAAGATGTCAAAGAAACGAAGAAAGAAATAGTGAATGTAGGTTAATAAGAATGAAAATGAACTTATATCCTAATAAAGGCAAACAAGTTAAGCACGGCGTACACAATGACATATTTACTAACGGCAGACCACATCCAAATGTAGTAACAGCGGTATTTAATTTTACTAATTGCAACGGATCAACAATAATTTTTGACAAAGATGAAAATGGCGAGTACACAAAAGAAGTTAAATTACCATCAATTGAAAATTCAATAGCGATGTTTAATTGTCCTCACCCACATTATGGTATTACTCAAAGCGATACGCCTACAAGAATAGTGTTAAATATTAATTTAGAAAAAGCATATGTAGACTCTATGGGCAAACTAGATAAAGACGGCAAAGAAATTTTTGAACCACTAGATGATTATTTTTAAATGATAAAAGTAATAAAAGATTTTTTACCAAAGACACTTTTTAACTATATGAAATTATTAGTTGAAAGTGAAAACGATATGTCGTGGAATTTTAATCCCACAAATTTACTACCTGGAGATAAAACGCCAGGTGCAGAAAATTATAAACTAGCAAAAAATTTATATGTTCATCCATCAACCTCTGGAGATGGCAAAGAAATTTATGACAAAGAACTTATGACATTATTTGGATTGTTTCCACAATATATAATGAATCATATGCAACCTAAATGTGTAGGAAAAGATAATAATGTATGTAGATTAATTAAAATGAAAATGAATTTATATCCTAAGCAAGGTGCAAATGTAAAACACGGCGTACACTATGATATATTAGAAAATGGCAGACCAAGAACGGATATAGTAACTTCGGTATTTAATTTTACTACTTGCAATGGAGCAACAATATTGTATGAAAGAGATAAAAACGGAAACTTTTCAAATGATTCAAAAGAACTTGTAGTACCTTCAATTGAAAACTCTATTGTTATATTTAACAATGTACATCCACATTATGCTATTACCCAAAGTGATACACCTGCAAGGATAGTGTTAAATACTAATATTGTAAAAGCAGATGTAGATTCTTTCGGTCCACCAGATGAAAAAGGAATAGAACAATACGAACCACTAGATGATTATTTTTAAAAAGATAAGATATAAAAACTTCCTATCAACAGGAAACACGCCAATAGAAATAGAGTTAGGTAAGTCACCTACGACTCTAGTTATAGGTAAAAACGGATCAGGTAAATCTACTTTACTTGACGCTTTGTGCTGGGCGTTGTTTAATAAACCTTTTAGAATAATTAAAAAAGAACAAATGATAAACACTATCAACAATAGTGATTGTGAAGTAGAAATAGAGTTTGATGTAGGCACAAAACAATATAGAGTTAAACGAAGTGTTAAACCTAATCTATTTGAAATATATGAGAACGGACAATTATTAAATCAAAATGCCTCTAGTATAGACTATCAAAAATATTTAGAACATAATATTATGAAGTTAAATTACAGATCATTTATTCAAGTTGTTATATTAGGTTCTTCTTCTTATGAACCTTTTATGAAAATGAAAGCAAGATACAGACGAGATGTTGTTGAAGAAATATTAGATGTAAAAGTATTTACACAAATGGATTTAATATTAAGAGATCAACAAGGTCAGTTATCAAAAGAAGTATTAGATGTAAAACATAAGTGTGATTTGCTAGAAACAAAATATGAAACAGAAATGAAACACTTTAAATCACTATCACAATTAAATACGAATGATATAGATGATAAAAAACTACAACTAGAAAATCTAAAAATATCTAAACAAAATTACACCATAAAGATAGATAACTTAAACAAATCAATAGAAGATTATAATACAGAATTAGAAGGCAAAGAAGAAGCAGACAATAAATTAAAACAACTATTAAAACTAGAAACAAAGATAGAACAAAATATAGACACAAGTAATAAGTCAATAAAGTTTTTTGCTGAAAATGATACTTGTCCTGTGTGTACACAATCTATTGACAGGTCATTTAGAGAACAAAAAGGTGAACAACTACACAAAAAATGTGCTGAATTAGAAACAGGTATTAAAAAATTAACTAGTGAGATTGATAAAGTAGAAGAAAGAATTAATAACTTTGGTGCTATATCTAAAAAACTATCAGACTTATATGTTGATATTGCTAAAGTAAATACATCATTGGAAGAACTAAACAATTATAGTGATAGAATACACCAAGAAATATTACAACTAGAAAACAAACAAACAGATAGTAAACAAATCGCTACAGATTTACAACAACTAAAAGAAGAACTAGAAACTTGTAAATTGTCAACAGATAAAATAGTTAATCAAAAGAAATATGTTGATATATTAAGAGAAGTATTAAGTGATAAAGGTGCTAGAGGTCATATAATTAAAAAGTATGTACCTATCATAAACAACTTAATTAATGAACACTTACAAGCAATGGACTTCTTTGTATCTTTTCATTTAGACGAAGAATTTAACGAAACGGTAAAGAGTCGTCATAGAGATACATTTAATTATAATAGTTTTAGTGAAGGAGAAAAATTAAGAATAGACCTTGCAATATTATTTACTTGGAGAACTATTGCAAAAATGAAAAATAGTGTGAACACAAACTTATTAATACTAGATGAAATATTTGATTCTAGTTTAGATCAACAAGGCACAGATGATTTCTTTAAGATAGTAAATAAATTAAGAAATGAAAATGTCTTTATTATATCACATAAAGGAGATATATTATTTGACAAGTTTACTAACATATTAAAATTTGAGAAGTATCAAAACTTTACTAGATTACAAAATACATAGGAGATATATGAAAGAACTAAAACTAATACCACCAACTGATCCAAGAGTACAATGTGCCATAGCACCTTTTAGTGATGATATGTTAAAAGATGAAGGATTTAAAGATAGAAAAGAATTGTCAGATAAAATGTTTGACACAATGAAAAAATACGGTGGCATAGGTTTATCTGCTAATCAAGTAGGTTTGCCTTTTAATATGTTTGTACTAGGCGATCATCCTGATGTTGAAAAAAATTTAAAGATGACTTGTTTTAATCCTATGATTATATCAAGTAGTGTTGAGGAAGAAACAATGAAAGAAGGTTGTTTAACTTTTCCATTTGTATTTTTAAGTATAACAAGACCTCGTAAAGTAGTTGTAAAATACGAAGATGAAAATGGCGATCTAAAAGAAGGTAGTTTAGATGGTATGATTAGTAGAGTCTTTCAACACGAATACGATCATATGTTAGGCAAAACATTTGTTGATGGTGTATCTAAATTAAAATTAGATATGGCGTATAAAAAAGCAGAAAAAATGATGAGTAGATATAAAAAGAAAAAATGATAGATAGCGTTCCTTATAGATTTCCTACTGCTGAAGAAAGATGGCCTAGACAAGGTTCAACTATGCCTTATAGTTTTCCTAAATTAGTAATAGAAGAACACGAAGGATTTTATGTGGTGCGTGATGACTTATTAGAAGGTGGTTCTAAAAGAAGATTTGTAGATAGAATGATTAGAGAAGAAATTGCTGAAGGTGCTGAAGAATTTGTTTATGGTGGTTGTCCTGCAAATGGTTATGCTCAATTATCTTTAACACTACAAGCAAAAGAGTATGGAAAAAAGGCAGTATTCTTTATGGCAAAAAGGTCTATGCAGAACCTACATCCATATCAAAAACAAGCATTAGAATATGGTGCAGATATTCGTTGGGTACCAAATGGTATGCTATCAGTTACGAAAAAAAGAGCAAGAGATTATTTTTATGAAGACCCAAAAAGAAGAAGATTATTACCTTTAGGTTTAGAAGAAAAAAGAGTGTTTGAAGATATAAGAGATTTAGCAAAGAATATAGAAACAGATTACAATATTAATATAAGTGAAATATGGTCAGTAGGATCAAG